AGCCATAAAAAATCCTCCATAAGTAGATTTTGGTTATTTACCATGTCAACTTATGGAGGATCATATCAATGAGGGGCTATTTTTTATTCTAAGCATCTATAATTTCACTTAACTTTTACCGTAGAGGTCCATACACACTCCAAATCAAACGCTGCTATTTGTATATTTTTAACATAAAATAGACTTTGCCACCACAGCAATATAAAAATATATTGGGTCAAAGGAGATATTCGCAATCCGCTTACAGTACTTAGGAAGATAACTAAAATAATGCTACTCAAGGCTAATAGTATTACTTTACTAACTCTGTTTTGCCAGATTTTTTTGAAAAATTCAAACATAGTAAACACCCCTTTTGGCTTTATCAAATATATATACTCTTTTCAAAGAGCATACTACATATTTTACCAATTATCAATATCAGCTATCGATGTACTATTAGCTATCAAAATTTTATTAATAATCCCTCCCATTCTTCTCATGGTGGACAAAATAAAAAAAACAGGCAGCAAGCAATCAACTTACTACCTGTAAATACAGCATTTTCTTTATTTACCACAACAGAATTTATACTTTTTACCACTTCCGCATGGACATATAAATGTAGCACTTAATTGAACTTGCAATAACTTATAAGCTTTTTGCGTAGTTATCAATAGCTTAGAATCAAGTATAATAAGCATGTATTACAACTTATTGTTATTTATAGAAATATTAAACCATTTTATCATTGTGGACAAAAAGTGGACATTGTCCACCAATCATTGAGTTGCTAACAAGTAGTGCTTGGGAAACCAGGCACTTTTTGTATTGCCTTATAATTTCTATAATGGTAATATAATACTATATTATGGTTTATGCAAAATAGGAGGGGGTATTTTGAATTTACAACAAGAAGATATAAGTAATCGTAATAGCACAATGTCATTTCTTTTATGCTTTTTCTTTGGATATTTTGGAGCTCATAAATTTTATGTAGGAAAATGGATACAAGGGATAGTATACTTGCTATTTGGTAGCTCCGTATTCTTTAATTTTATTATCTCACCTATTGCTAAAAAATTTGGTTACTCATTGGCTATTAAATCAGTAGGTGTAAAGATTGTTTTAACATTGCTTGTAGGTGTTGCTATCCTATATGATTTGTTTGCTATTACACATGAAGCTAGTACTGATAAAAAAGGATTGATTGTTGTTAGTGGGAAACATAAAGATGAGATTTATGGACGTACAGAATCTGAGAAATTTAATGATAAGTTAAATACTGTTATTACAATCTGTGTATTTGTTATTTTTGCAATTATATATTTTGTATTATTAAATTTAGTGTAATACATATAAATTCGGAGGTTGCTGTCAAATGAAATTTGGAGTTAGAAAACCTAGTTATAAAAAGAGTTTTAGAGCACGTACAACTGGAAAAGCAAAGCGAAAGATAAAGAAAGCTCTTATACCTGGATACGGTAAGAAAGGTATGGGATGGTTGAGGAACCCAAAGAAAGCTGCATATAATAAAGTTTATAATAAAACAAGTGTTAGTCTATCTTCTATATTAAAAAACTTGTTCAAATGAAATAAGGCCCCTCAGCATAACCGAGGGGCTATTTTTTATCGTCCGAGCAAACCTAATATCTCTTGCACTTTTTTATCCGTTGCAGGTCCATAAACCCCATCCGTAGTAACGTCAATGAGTGCTTGCAACTCCTTTACATCATCACCACGCATATACGGAGAAGTTAACTTTAATTGTCTTTTCTTCTCTTCTGTGTATGTAATCCAAGGAAGTTTGCCATGCTTGCTCCATTTTCTTTGATAAGACATGTTAGTGATAGCGACTTTATTCAGGCTAGGAGCGCACTCAATACACTTACCATTGCCAAGATACAAACCTACATGGCCAGAAAACCAAATTAGCTCCATTGGCTTGATATTGCTCATGTCGGTGCTGATATCTTCACACAAATTAATAAATCCGTTCGCATTGGTATCTGGTACCGTATTAGATGCATACTTACCCATCTCTCCATCTTCCCAACCCCATAGAATGGCTTTAATTAGGTTCACACAATCGAATCCATAATAACCCTTGCCTACTAACTTTTTAAGCGTTGCAATGCGTGCTGTCGTGTACCACGTAGGAAGTTGTTTAGCCTTTTGGTCGATAATCGCATTAGTTACTAATTGTCCAGTACCACCATAAAGGTAGCATGTCTTAAAATTGGTAGCAATATCTAGGACTTTTTCCTTTAGCTGCTGATCCGTCATTAACTTCTTGTAATTACTCAATTTTTTTACCTCCCCTAATTTGTGTTATTGCCTGTAATACCTTGTCATATCCCACCATGCTGCATAACCAACTCAATAAAATCAGCGCGATTAAGTATACCGCCATCTGAATGTTGAGAGCTACTTGAACCAAAATGACATAAGCAAAACCCACGAATACCGATAACACTATTGATGTAATTCCGGCTAGCATGTTGGAATAGTACGTCTTTCCTCTTTCATCTAAAAGTTTCTTAATTCCTTCCACGAAAAGACTGGTTAACACGGATACCACGAGTAACAACATTAAAAATATTTCAAATTTCATCTTCCTTTACCTCCGTTTTTGTTTTAGATTTCTTAATACCGGCAAGTATCCATAATTCACCTGTTGTAAATGCGAACCATGCAGCAATTAAAGTAGTAGGCTCATTCCCTGTTACTTCAAACACACTTAGTGTCTTGTATGCAAATAATGCATTTAAGACTATAACGATAAAAACTATAAACTTAGAATACTTAGCCTTTTTCTTTTTCTTCATTAACACACCTTCTCTATATCTGCTATACGATGATTTACAACCTTTAATTGTTCATCATGTACAGCATCTTTCTCTTCTAATCTAAACACCCTTTCAACGACATTGTTATGTTTCTCAACTTTCTTTTCTAGTTGCTCTATTCTGTAATTCGTCAGCTTGTTTGCCGTCATAATACCAGCAACACTTCCAAAAGCAGTCCCAACCAATGAAAGTAACGCCACTATTAAAGCTTCATTCATATAGTCCTTTCTGCATACAAAAAGAGCGCCATAAGCGCCCGTATGTATGCTACCAATATTATTTTGTTACATCATCAATAATCTGTTGTTTCTGTTCCTCTGTGATCCAGCCTTTTTCTTCTGCCTTGATTAATACTTCAAGGTTTCTGGTGTTGATATAAATTCTTTTTAATGTTTCATACATAGTCTACACCCCCAATGTTTCCATAACTAAAGTGTCTACAGTTTCTTCAAGTGCACGGATTCGCTTCGTTGTCGTGTCTACATCTTTAAGATCAAATGTAGCTATGTCACCATCTAGCCTTGCAGATTTAACTTCTTTATCTCTGAAAAATGCAAGTGCTTCTCCTTCCTCGTTAACAATGCTATATTCCTCTAAATTGCTTGTTGTTAACTTATCATAGGTATCCTTGAAATCCTGTGATGTGGTAACATTAATAGCAAATGAGTTACTTGTAGCACCTATAATTTCTATTAAGGTACCGTCTTTTAGTTTAATTTGTTCCATTTTTTCTCCCTTCATGATTAGAATGTCCGAATTATAATTCCTTGTTCATCGATTTTCATAGTAGATGTTTTACCTCTCGCTGAAACAATTGATTCGTATATTGCATTTCCATCCAGTTTGACTTTTATTTCTGCGCTTCTATTTTTATCAAGACCACTTACAACTGCTTCTTTAATCGCACATGTCATACTAGACAGCGGTGTTTGTTGATTACCTGTGCTTTGATGTTGCAGAATGGTATCAACTTTTTTTTCTAACTCATTAAATCTCTTTTTTGAAATCCACATAATATCTCCCTTCTTAGTTCGCTAAATAATGATTTATTCTAGCACTCTAGGAGTTCCTAGTTGTTTATTAGAAATGTTTAATGTATTATAAAAAAATCTACTATAAGCAACTTGACCGCAAAATAATGCCACGTAATCTGTATATACAACAGCGTCTACAATATAGGCATCAGAAACTTGATTCCCAGTTGGAAAATGATGCTTATTATCGGCTCTTACTTCGATAAAGTACTTTCCAGTTTTAGTAATTGTATCTAACCAGTCAATTTTTTGGGGTTGCAAAGATTCGTTGACCCAACCTTTCCATCCTGTCTGCCAATAAGTATTAGTATATTTTTCACCAGTCAATCTATTGAACATAGTTAATTGTATGGTTTTATCAGCACTCATTTCACAAGTTGCAAATCCAGTACTCCAATCAATGTTAGAATTCGTTGGGATTCCTGTTATCGTTGATGTTTTAATATATAAAATTCCTCTAGTCGGGGCATTTGCTAGAACATATGAAAGCAAGTCAGTTCCTGCATTGGCATGGAGATAATTACTGGCATACCCTAAGTACTTTAAAGATTCATTTAACTTAGTAACTTGATTTTGTAAATCTGTACCTACCTCTGCGCCTAAAACAAATCCGAGTTGAGTTGTAGCAGCATTATGTGCAATCTTATTAACATCTATCTTATTTGGCACATTAGCGGTTCCATCGGCTTCGATAACTACATCTCCACCACCTTTAACAAGACCTGGTGTTGTTTCATTTGCAATACCTACACCTACTATTGCTTGTGCCTGATCTCTTGCTAATTCTGCTTGCTCTTTATAATACTTTGCATTATCTGCAACATCTTCACTAACAACTCCACCCACTGCATACCTTTTAGCCATATTTGCGCTATTTTCTGATTTTTCTTTTGCTAATTGACAATCTGCTAAGTAGTTAGTTTGTAGCTTATCCCCTGTAATACTACCGTTGATAATCTCTGCCTTTGTCTTTCCTGTGGCATCTACAGAGAACTGAATAGTATTTGATGTAACGAGATCAACATTGTTAATGAAAGAAGAAATATCTATGCTCTGTTTAGAACCATCGGCAAGGATTAGATCAATGCTTTGTGTGGTAGGATTGTAACTAAAATTCGTTACTATCTTTTCCATTGCAGTATCTATTTTGGTCGTGGTTCCGTTTTGATGAGTAAATGTCAATACACCGTCAGCATAGTTATATGAAACAGACTTGATAAGAGGATTGATTGCTGTAACTTCTGCCTTTGTTGTATCCATACCAACTACTCTATCGTCTATAGTATTAATAGCATTATCCATTTTATTAAGATTTGTAGCTCCTACCGCGCTAGTTGTGCTAGGCTGATTCTGCCAGTTAATTCTACTATATGCTTTATTCATTCTTCCCCCTCTCCAGCAGCTCTTTAACCATAGATTCTAGTTTCTCTATTTTATCATTCTGCTCATTTATTGTTTCTTCCTGTATCCGTAATCTTAGCTCATGATCCTGTACTACCGGAATTGTAAGAACATGTAGATTATTATAATTAACCTCATGCATACCATCAGGACATAGTTCCCTCTCTTTATCATTTAAATCGCTGTTATTCTTCGTAACAACATCGTATTTATACATCGGAAAGAGTTCTTTTACCTGCTGTGCTTTAACGCCAAAACAAGTACCCATCTTACCGGTTGTACCATCTTTGTACTTAAACGATATTGGCTCAATCTTCATATATTTATCTATCATGGCCTGTAGAGGTTGAATATCATCTTTTAATCTTTCATCAGAAGTACCGCTAATTTTACTAACCACAAAGTTTGTAGTTGCTGCTCTATTCCCACCATCTCCATCTACAAAACGTATCGCGTCATAATTTCCTGTACTTGTTGGTGTATCTCTTATAGCCATTACATCGGTATCTGACCTATGCCAATGTAACTTACTTGGATAATCACTGTCATGTTTGTGTCCAATAACAGAAAAAACATTTGATAATCCAGTGAAAGACATTACTTGCTCTCCTTGCACCTTTAATTCCATACAATTCAATGATGTAGCATCTATTTTCGTACCATTATTTGGCTTTAGTTCATCTACGAAAAATGTTGTTGCTAAAGCTACACCGTTTAGTCCAATCTTAAAAGCATTATTTGCTGTAACTAAACCTTCAAGAGCAATCTTGGAACCAATGATTTTTACTTGCTCAGGAGTTAAATTAATCTCTGCAATAATATTTCCTTTACTAACCTTTTGTGATATCTGTCCTGCCTGGATAGATAGAGTAGCAGCTAATTCAACTTCCTGATCTATAGCGCGTTTTGCTTCTGCAGTTATTGCATTAGCATTTTGTTTCACCTTAGTGGATAATCCATCAGCTCCATTAACTTCTATTTCCAACCCATCTACATCTTTTTTTATTCTCAATGTTTGTGATTTAAGCTGAGTAACCTTTGAAGTTAGTGAATTATCTACTTGCCTTGTCTCGTTTCCTGTTGCCGTATATTCGTCACTTAGAGCCTGTATTCCTGTCAATGTTCTATTGAAAATAAAAGTCTCAATAGCATCATTATTAGTGACGATTGAGACTGCATCACCAACCTCCATATACGGTAATCCAATTAGGTTAGTCGTATGAGGTCGATAATATTTATTTTTAATTACCAGGAACATAGCATTTGCAATATTAGTAAGCTGAGTAGCATTCATACCATAACAAATAAAATTATCTTCAACTATATAAGCATTTCCACCGGAACCAATTGAAACACCAACATCACCATCATCTTGACGAATAATAAGTTTATCAATAGGTTTTACATAGTATTCTTCATACTCACTATTCTTGTATCCTGCAGTACCTAAAAATTCATTGTTTTCCGATGGAAATAAATCTTCACTTGGATATAATGTCTCACTCGGATATAGCCCTAAGGCAGAAAGTCCAATGTATTTAAACTTGCCTACCCTTGACATATGACCAAAATAACCGTTAATCTCACCGATTCTCTTTGCAACATCACGAGCAACTAACTTTTCAGGTGATATAGTTTTTTGTATACTTACATTATCATTGGGCAATGTTTGATCTTCATATCCAATACCAAGATGATTAAATAATGATAGTCTGAAAGATTTAATCGTCATTGGCCATGTTAGTGCATTGTACCAGGCAGCAACATCTACATCTAACTTCTTGCAATAGTCATATGCTACAACGTCTTTAAAGCGTTTGTCAGCTTGTTTCTTGGCACTCTCTATTACAAATACACCGAGTGGAATTTCATAGGTGTTATTAACCCTCTGAACGACTGTGAGCGTCATTCCTTTTAGATCAGTCTCAACATCTGCAATAGTTACTTTAAGCTGAGATGCTTCGCAACCTCCGAATGTTAAATCTGTAGTGGAACATAAACTTTCTGACAGCATAAAGCTATCACTTACTATCTGATTATTTGTTACTGTTAAGGTATTTGTTCCATCGAAAAATTTAAGTATTAATTCTTTATATGCTAACTCACCAGTACTAGGGAGGTTATCGTTTTTATAAATATTCTTTAAATATTCGCTGATATTTAACATAGTTGACCTCCATTAGTATTCAATTAGTGCTATTCTTATCGAATCATAAAGTATATCTTTTTTTTCAATATATAATTTACAGATGATGAATTCAACGTCTGGAATGTAAAAGGCACCAGACGCATATTGTCCAGTGCCAGTGTTAAAATATTCTGCAGTTACTTTATCTTTATTTTTTAAAAGATTCCTTAATTCTGTAGTGTTACTTTCGAGCATCGGTGGAGTATTAAATTCTATCTTTGTTCTTTTGTGAGGAAGTATTTTACGTCTTAATACACCATCTCCATCCGTGTATGAATCTTCATCTAATATTTGATTTGGAGTACATGTGTATGTACTTGGTTGCATTAAATTGAGAGGAAATATTTTTCCGTCCAATTTTAATAAATATCCATTAAGCATAATTCCCTCCATTTTTATTATCCGAATGCAGGACTACCAGTTCTGTTAAAATAATCAATACTTTCATCCTGTACCACCTTGAATAGTCCTTTAGAATTTGTATCAAGTCTTAAATTCGTCTTTAGTCCACCACTGTCTTTTAACGCTCTTGTAAACCCATTGTAGGCTGCTTGTTCAATACCATCTGTTATCTGCATATTATTAGCAACAACATTTCTGTTACCCATTTTACCAAGCATTTCAGGCCCATTTTCGTTCGCTACAAACAGCTCTCCAGTTGATGGGAAACCACCGGTTGCGTACGGTGCTGCCTTTATCTGATTTCTTGCATTAATATTATTTAAACTACTTGTATCAACGTCTAGTCCAACTTTGATATTAGGAAGTTTAAATTTAGAGACAGCTCCTGATATTTTACCTAACCAACTACTTATTGCTCCATTAGATGAAGTGTCCTTATTAAACTCTTTATTAAAATCACTAATCATGCCTTTGGCTTTTGTGGATATATTGGCTTTTATTAAAGCTAGGTCTATTGATTCTACTGCAGCTTTAACCTTATTAATATCAGCCTCACCAGTCGATGAATATTTAGCTATAAAACCACTTGCATACTCCCACTCTTTATTTAAAGAGTTTTGAGATTCCTTGGTATCTTTTATTGTAACATCAAATTCTCCAAGTTCTTTTGTAAGTGTAAAAATATCACTGCTGAGACGTGAAACATATCCTGCGTCTGCCTTCATTTTTTCCATGGTTCTAGATGTGTTATTTTTATAATACTCTTCCTGTTCTTTTAACTTATCGTTTAACTTCTGCTCTACTTCATTTCTTTTTTGTGTTTGTTCTGTAATTAATTTGTCTGCTAAATACTGTTTCTTTGCGATCTCTATTAGGTTCTCTCTCGCAGCCTGTACTAAATAATACTCCTTTGTCTTTTGGATTAAGCTGTTGATTTCATCCTTAGTTCCTTTATAAGCACCAGTCTGACTATCTATTAATCCAGAAAGTTCAGGAATCTTATTTATTAACTCCTGTGCATAAGATACTAACAATGCCTGTTCCTTATTCGTAAGATTTGTTTTATCGGCAAGTTTAAAGTATTCATTGGCTAATATAGAAACGGCTCCATATTCTATTTCAACTTTCTCTTTTGTTTTGTCGTAGTTCTCTAGCATAGTATCTACTTCTTTATTAAATCCACGTGCTTTTTCTTGTAGTTCATTTAGTCCCTTAATATATTGTCCGAACTGTGAACTATCAAACTTTGCTTTAGCTAATGCTTCTGAAGCTCCTGCAAGTGCTGCAATTCCACCAGCAATCCACAATAATGGATGAGCACTAATAGATGTTAATAGCCCTTTAAAAGCATCTTTAAGATTCCCTATAATTCCAATTACTCCACTAGCAAGTTGGAACCCTAAGAAAGCAGTAACAATACCTCCTATAGCGCCACCAATAGCTATAGCAACATCTTCCGGTATGGCTTTTATTGCAATTGCAATTCCATTAATAGCTTTTGCTAACATATCAGCAGTAGTTGCAATAATTGGTTTTAATATACTGGCCATTAGTTCAATGAAGGTTATTAAGCCACTACCAACACCTATTACAAATTTTGAAAGAGCACCATATAGGTTTTTTAATGCGTCAGTTAATTTACTCCAATTTATAGAGTTTAATAATCCTGTTCCTACGTCAAGTAACCTTGGAAGTCCATTCCCTAGTACCCATTTACCAATCGGTTTCAATCCATAATTATAAAAGTTAATAATATTATCAAATACAAATTTACCTATAGGTTTTAGTGCATCTCCAAACCTTCCAAGTGCTTTTGTCGTTGGTGTTAAGACTTCCTTTAATTTCTCTAGTGATTTCACAAAGCCAGTGTTTTTATTAGTTGCATTTACTGTAAAAGAGTTATTTGGTTTATTATTACTTCCATTTGAAGAAGCGTTAGACCCAGTATTAGAATTTACTTGTTTTAGCTCGTCAAATGGAGCTACTGCTTTCTTAGCCTTTTTACCCGCAGTTTCAATAGAATTTCCTAAGTCTGTGTATGTATCTGAACCTGTTTCCGCATCACCAATATCTATCGAAATTGCCTTCCCGAAGAACGCTTCTGACATAGCTGAAAAAATTGACGTTATTTCTTCTAGCTTATTTGCAAATGCTGTGAGTACAGGTAAAACAACATTATAAATTGGTAAAAATGCTTGACCAATATTTAGTTTAATGTTGCTTAGACTAGCCAGAAAACGTGCTTGTTTGGTTTGTGTAGTTTCCGCAAGAGTATCACCATAACGTGAATATGTTTGCTCTAAAATAGCTGCTAATCGGATTTGTTGCTGTACTTTAAAATCTAATTGAGACCATGATTTACCGTTTGCAAACTTTTTAAATGCATTAGTAGATTCAATCATGGATATATTTGTGTATACCCCTAAATCTTCAATTGCCTCGGTGCTTCCTAACATACCACTACGAATACGGTTAGCCACATCATCGTATGTACGACCAGTTTTAGATGCAATAATAGCACTTGCCTTCATAAGCTCTTGCGTACTCTCTGCAGTTTCCTTAGATGTACTCAAGAAGCTACCTAGCAAATTAGAAAATGTAGATCCATACTGATATGCATCTTTTCTGGCTATTCCTAATCCTTTTGATTGAGTATTTACCCAAATTTGGAATGTTCTAGATGATTTTTGCATATTGCGGTTAATATTATCCATGGATGATTCTACTGTCATAGCCATTTTTGTAGAATCTTTAATGAACTTTCCAACCGCAATTGTAGATAATGCAATGCCTACACCTTTCATTGCTTTACTTATGCCACTTTGGAAAGTATTAAATTTCTTTTGAGTATTTAATAGGCCTTTATTTATATTACTAAAATCCGCACCACCACGAACAATAAAGTTACTCTTTTGCTGCCCCATCTATAACCACCTCACCTCCAAACAATGAATTTAATACCTTTACTTGCGCTAGCATTTCTTCATTTGTCATTTTTTTATTGCTCTTTTTGGTATTCAAAATTTTGTCGATATCGACTTTCTTTTGCCATACCCACCGACTGATTAAGTATGCTTGAATAAACATAAGATCGCGCTGATTTTCAAACTTTATTTTATATTCTTCTGCTTCTCGTTCCTTTGCTTTTTTATATCCTTTTAAAGCTAGACTTAATTCATACGGAGTAATCTCCCAAAACTCTGATATGCTTATATTAATAGAGGTAGCTAAGATAAAAGAGTTTTCTATGCTAAACTCTTCATTCTCGCTACCTTCTACTCGTTTTTTTCTTCTACCACTACTGATTCGTTAATTCCAAATGCTTCGTTAATAGCATTTGTGATATCTTCACCGATTTTTGTAATATTTGAATACTCATCTACGAGATCCATGATTCTTTCAGGTGTTAGATTTTTATCCTCATGCACCAGTCCAGCCCATATTACTACCGCTGTCTCTTCCATGCTTAAGTTATTAAAATCCATCTGAGATATTTTTATTTTTAATTTTTTTTCTACTCTATCAATTGCTCTCATTCCATATTTCAAGTTTCTTGTTTTGTCTAATTCAATTTGATAATAACTCATATTTATCACCTTTCTTTTTAAAAAAGAGACCAACGTTAATACGTTAGTCTCTTCCAATCTAATTTTTACGCTCCTGTAATTGATAGTGTTGGTTTTCCACTAACTTTTATTGTGGCTCCGAAACCGATAGTACCGTCTACGTCAACATCACCAACTTTAAAACCAGTTACTACGCCTTTAAACTTCCAGCTAGCTATTGGTGTAGTTGGGAATGTAATTTCATAATCTTCCGCAACACCTTCATCAATTGATGTTTGGAAATCTATTTGATTTGCCTCACTACCTGCCTCGAAAAATCCCTCGATAGGCACTTCTCCTGCATCCTTAAAAGCCCCGATAAATTCACGATATCCTCCGGCACTAGCTAATGTAGTAACATCAATTGTATCAGCTGTCACTTCAATTCCACCGATTGATGTTAATCCACCGATTGTTTTAGCTGTTGGCCCTGTTCCCTTTTTTAATGTTGTTCCTAATGCTCTATTAGCCATTTTAACTCCACCTTTCTAATAATAAATTGTAAAATCTATAATTCCTCTGTTTATCTTTAACTGACTTTCCCAAGTTTCATCGATATTGTTTATACTTAAATCTTCAATAAAAATACTGCTATCACTACCGACTTTCTTGTGAGGTAATGATAACAGCACTTTTTCAATTTTATCCCTTAAATTCACCATGTCACCATACTTAGTTGCCATTACTGAAAACATAAAGCTCAGTGCTTGTTTATCTGTATATCCTTCAAGAGTTTTAATCTTTTTAGTGGATATTCGTGCATATACCAAGTAAGGTTTCTTAGCTTCTTCTGGTGCATTAGTAGGGTATATTTGATCGTTTAATTCTGGTATAGCTTTTAAGATTTCATATCTCAATTCCTTCTCCATCACTTCAACCCTGCCTTTGCTATTTCTTGATCTATTTTCTTTTTCATGGTATCGACAATTGTTTTCTCGACTTTCTGTGCATCATTATTAAGTGCATTATGAATAAATTTTAAACCTGGCATATAAGTACCGTCTCTTAAAAAATAGCCGTATTCCTGTGAAAATGGATAATATGCTGTGTCACTTTGAGCATTAATTGGATTAACTATGTCTTTCTGGTATATGTCGTTATATTCACTATCAAATACAACACTAAATACCTTTTTACCTTTTACCTTTGATCTTTCTCCATTAAGTTTCATTCCTTTTTTTAAGAATCCATAATCAACAGGTGCGTTTGATTTTGCTCCAGATAGTACAATATTCATACCTTTTCTTGCTGCAGTTGTTACATATTTTTGCGGAACTTTACCAAGTTTATCTAATGATTTTTGTAGTGCATTCATTCCTTCGATTTTAAAAAATGATTTCACTGTTATTTCACCATCCTGCAGTAGCATAGTAATTCTTTATGCATTGATTTGACATCAATCGGCGGTCCTATAATTTCATACACATCTGACCCATGCCTTATGCGCATTTCACTGGTAATATCACGCTTATATCGCATGTTGAATTTAACATCAACATTGCTGTCCTTAGATAATGCGCTAAAAAACTCATTTCCAAGTAATGGTTCTTTGCTTGCATGTGTAGTTTTATATTCTTTCCACTCGTCGACTGGCTCGCCATATTCATCAAAACCATTACTGCGCTCGAGGAATGTTATTTTATGTCTATAATCACCTGGATTAAATATTCTAGCCATAGCAACCTCCTACAATAAATTTATACAATGCATTCCGAGGATGGTTTCAACTACTCTATTTAAATTGCTTTTTTCTAGGTACATTGATCGATTATCATACATATCTTGGCATAGTACATACAATGCAATAGTAATATCCTCATGAGTATCTATCTTTGTATCATCAAGACCGGTATATGATCTGATATAAGCTTTAGCAGCATCAATCAATATCTGTATTTCTGGTTTCGAATAATCTTCATCTTCAAGCCTTAAATACTCAACGATGTTGCTTACTTGAACTTCGCTTACTTTCACCTGATTTCACATCCCTTTCTTGCTTTTCAGGTTTAACCTTTTCTATGTATCCAGCTTGAAAAAGATCTTCGATAACTTCTTTATTCTCACAATCACATATTTCACCTTTATACATAGAAAAGGCACCTGAAAAACTCTCAAGCGCCTTAATCTTCATAGGAATCTCCTAACTATGATGCCTTCTGCACCAATGTGGCTAACTTCTGATTATCAGTAACTTTAGAATCAAACTCAAACCAGGAAACAACGCCTACTGCATGCTGAGTAGCATATTTCTCCAACAAAATCTGAATCTGAACATCTTCGCGCATATTTACAGATAATCCAGATAAGTCTCCGTATAAAACAGACTTAGCACCAGCAGAGATCACAGGCATATTATCAGACAAATAAACTGGTTTTCCAAGTAATCGATAAGGAAACTCGCTTGTATAGTCATCCTGTAGTAGATATCTGTTATTTGCATCTTTCAACTTCTTTACTGCCGTAAATGTAGTTGGATTCATAATCCAGCAAGCATTACCTTGGTATACTTGCTTAATCTTAGCCTGTAGATCAATTAACTCATCTGCTGTAATAGCTGTTGCTGCTGCAGTTGTTAATGTTGTAGCGGTTGAGAGAGCACCGGTTGCTTTTCCAGAAGTACCAATTAATAACTCTTTTTCAAGGAAAGTAGCAATTTCCTCAGCCATCTGTGATACGATAAAGTTAACAACATCAACATCACCATTATTAATAACAGATTTACCAATAAGGGTTAATGCACCTGCTAGGAATCCAGTTAAATCAACGCTTGTAAATGCACCTGCATCTGCCGTAATGTCAACAAACTCTTGCTGGTACCCAACAGTGATATCATGTGTGGTATTTGCTTTACCCCATACAGGTACTTTTAACGTACCTTTGACGTGATAAATAGTAGCCTTTGCATAAATCGGACAGATATCTTTTACAGCCATAATAATGCGATTTGCAATCGTTACTGGTATGATTGCTCCATTGTTGCCCATTGTTAAGTTTTGTTCACCTGCACGTGTTTCAGTTGGTAGTCCTGACTGTCCTCTTACATAATTAGCAAATGCTCTGATTTCAGCATCCTCTTTGCTTTCATCTGCAGCTTTAGCAGGTTTCTTAGCTTTGATATTTCTTGCTCGCTCTTCCGCTTCGATAGTTGCATCGATTGATTTAATCTTATTTTCAATTTCTGTGAACTTTGTACTTTCTTCTTCTGTAATTGCTCTAGTTTCAGCCTGTGCTCCGTCTAGAATTCCTTGTAATTCAGTTTCTAAATCTGCTCTTTGCTCTGTTAATCCTTTTAAAGCTGCTCTAAATTCTGCGATTCTTTTTGATTTGTTCATATGTTATCCCTTTCTTTGTAATAAAATAAGCCGGTTATTTACCGACTTTTAGTTTCATAATTCTGTTTTCATATTCACTGTAATTAATAGTTTCTTTAGGTGTTTCAACCATATTTTCAACAACGATCTTACTTTCACTCGCTCGATTTTCAATCACTTTTTCACCATCCGCTCTTGTTTCGATGGATGTAGCTGTGTAACAAGGATTCATTCGATTATCAATGATTGATACTTCAAATATATCAAGGTCCTTGATGTGTCTTATTGGCAATCCATCGGCTCTTTTCTCGATGCTATCATTTGTAGCATACATTCCAAAAGACCACCCTTTTAATTTTCCCTCTTTAGCCTTTTGAATTACTTCACTGTCGGTAACTGAGCATACCGCTCTTAATCCGATGTTATCTTCCCATAACTCTAAGTTTCCATCGGCCACTGATCCAAGTTTTCTTTCTTTATCGTGATTAAGTAATAAATCAACGTTTTCTGCCCTTCCTAATGCTCTTTCAAAAGCTCGCTGCTCAATTACCTCAATCACTTTACCATGCGGAGTAATTACCGGGTTGCTCATGCGCTCTACGGCATTTACATATCCATCTATGACTACGCTATCACTTCGAATTTCTATTCGCATATTATCACCACCTTGATATTATAAAATCGCTAGAATTTTATTTTTATCGTTTAAAACAGCAACAGTGATTGCATTATTTATTACAATCGCTTCATTCTCTCCATTTTTAAATGCTTCAAGTTGCGTTCTTAATTTTTCTTTATCTTCTTCCGAGATCATTCTTTCAGATTTAATAATAAACTTAAGATTTTGTTTCAAAATTCTCACCACCTTTCAAATTTTCCATATCTACCGATGTACCTGTATTTGCTATAAATACTTCTTTCGTTTTTGTATTATAAAGTACTGCACCTAATCCTAAATTGATAAAATCAAGACCTAGAGGTTTCATATCTTCCTGATACCTTGCTTCATCAATCGTCATAACTTTACTATCAATAGCTGTTTTATAAGTTTCAAATCGATCTTTTGCACTTCCTCTAAGTAGTTCTTTCGTATCAAAAGCATAATAAAAGGACTTCTTCTCCTTTTCTAAGAGTAAGTCCTCGTTTAAAGCTGATTCGATTATTTTCATAAAAGGAAGAACTGCGAGTTTAACAAATTTTTGTATTTCTTCCTCTGGTCTTATTGTTGCGCTTGAACCGTTAAGTAGATTAGGTGACATATGAAATATCTTACATATCTCAGCAGCATTTGAAGTCTTTCCTTCGTTTAACTGCATTTCAACTGCGGTATTAGATGATTCCTTAAACTGCAATCCTTCGTTAAGTATAATTACATTTTCAGCATTATTCGAATACTGGTTTCTAAAAGACTCTTTTAAATCATCAATTGTTTCTTTTGTTACTTTCTTTTCGCTTGTAAGATATCCCTTTTTGTTTCCACCTTTTCTCACAAGTGCATCTTCAAATTTTAAAGCGTTATATGCGACTGATAATATCAAATCATTCTCGGATACAATACTTTCTCCATTAGCACCATTTATCGTATTTCTCAGTATTTTTATAAAATCGTAAGGCTTATACAATGTTCCTTGTACTGATATATCAAAATCTTTAAAGATTGGATCTGTATTCTCCTGTATTGTAATATTTTTTTCATCAACATAGTGAATACTTTTTACTTTTCCTTGCTCTTTATTGATATAGATATAAGCACCTTTTCCAAGAAAATAATCTCTAGTAACTGCCCTCCACATCTCATTAGCGCTTAATGTGTCACCTGTTGATTCATTTAGTAAAGTAACCCTATAGTCATCAAATTCTTTTGTTTCTTTTTCACCGTTCATTATACTTTCTTTGTATAGTTTAATTGGTGTAGATGCTATTATATCGCCTATTAGGCTAATAGCTCCTGACACAGTAGGTATTTGCATTGCTTTGTCTTTTGTCATTTCAGTCTTTGCTAATAATGCTTGCAATAAGGCATGTTCGAATGACACTTCTTCTGCTCTTTTTTCTTTCCTCGTAAAAAGTCTCACCTTCTTACCTCCTAGCCTGTTTGAAATACGAAGTCATTTTGACTATTTAATAACTCTTGCTCTATTAGGTATGTAGAGTTTATATTGCCTACTACCTGGTCAACTTTTCCGGTGGATTTCTTCTTATTAACATACTTATTCTTGTTTGTGTCCTCAGTACATCTTGCATTCTGATAATTTATTTCTAACATTAAATTGTCATCATAATGATACTTCTTACTTAATATTTTTTCTTTAAGTAACTTTGTTGGTGAGTGTAAAACACTTGAATGTTGTTTTATTTCAACGCACTCTATACCTGCATTCTCAAACTTTTGTATTGATGATAATGCGTTCCAACGATCATAACCCAACTGAACAATTTCCACTCCGTATTTATCTTCCAACGCAAGTATGAAATTTTCAACAAACGTATATGATATGACTTCATCTCCACAGGCAAAGCAACTGCCATCTCTTATCAATTTTTTATAGTCAACACCTTCTCTCTTTGATTTAAAGTCTATTTTATCTGCAGGAATAAAACCAAATGTCTTAGTGTATAATTCACAATCTTCCAGTGTTTCACCTTCGTAAGTCTTCATATCAACGCATACATTATCATCTGACATAGACAAGTCTAGTCCTAACCATACTCTGCGACCTTTCCACCAATTGTCTTCTGACTTTCTCTTGCATTCTCTTACTTTTGTAACATCAACATATCCTTCTACTCCGAGACCTTTATACTTAATATTGTTATGCTTACAAAGGTAATTCTCTCTTTTATTCTCATAAAGAATAGCATCTTCACGCATGTCTTTTATCGCATCGAATATATACTCATTTTCTACAGCAACAGGATTACTTTGATATATAACTAAGTCGTCTGTTTGCCATTGGTCATTAGTAAGTAAATCATCATCAGGCTCAAATAGTAAAGAAAACATTCTTTTATTCTCTCTTAATCCATCTAATGTCTTCTTTGCTTTGTCTATTTCATCAATCATAACATTATTGTCATTAGGATATTGAGTACTGATTATTATACCTAACTTGTTCAATAATGTAATTTGTGATGACCTCATAGATTCAACCGGATAACTATCCATTGCTCCTGCTTCATCAGCTAGAAATGCATTAGCAAGTTTTCCATCCATTTTATCCTCTGAATACGCTAATGGGGTATACTCACTTTCAGTTAGCAAACATCTTATTTCGCTTCGTAACGTTTTAAAAACTGGTTCTAGTTCATCACATAATAGCGGACTTGATTTAATTATCTTCCTTATAGCAAGTTGTAATTCCTTTGATAACTTTAGATCAGGTGCAACTGAAAAAAACCTAGAAAATCTAGGCTCAGTTAACATTAACAATATGAAAATTACTGCAGAATCAAATGTCTTGAAGTTTTTTCTTGCTATTTCTTCTAGCACTGTTATGTAATAACGAATGTCTAGGCCTTTGTCATTCTTTAACTTCGTGCAAAACGTTGCTGTTATAAGTAACATTGCATGGTTTGACAAACCAATATCCATTTGAATATTTAAGTCTGGATGAATCATATAACCTAATATTTTTATAATCTTAGAATAAGCTTTTTCATCGATATATGCTTCATCATCATTACCATCGGCTACATTTTTCCATAACTTACACTGTTTTTTTACATACTTCGGAACTTTTCTATTATCATGAATTAATGCAAATTCACAGTATTTATATGCTCTACTTTCTCGTATCAACTAATCACCGCCTAAAGCTTTTAGCAAAGCATTAGTTTTGCTTTCAGTTTTCTTTGGTATGCTTCTTAGTGCTGATGCTATGGTCATGACATTTTCTTTTTCAATATCTAATAGCATTTTCCTTTTAGTTTGTATTTGTTTGTCACATTCTAACATTGATTCGGTGAAACAAGCCATGTCTCTACCAAACTGTCTAATAAGTTTCGCTTGTTCATCTTCTGGTGCATTGTCAATAGTATCATCGAACTTTTCTTGTAACATTAATGTTATTTCATAAAATTTAGCTCTTTTTTCGATAAGGTCCTTACATTCTGCTTGAAGCATACAATATCTGTTTAAAACTGGTTCATATATAGCATCGTTTTTATCAATTTTTTTCAGTAGATCATTGATTCGTTTGAACTCTTTATTAGCCATAGGATTGCTTTTTACTTCTGGTCTTGCCTTCATAACAACACCAGTTGTAAGCGCTTCTTCGCCTTGTTTTCTCTGACTTAATTCCTTTTTTGTTCTATGCGATTTATTTTCATTTGCTAATACAATATATGGCTTTGGTGGCGTTGGCATTTTGCAAAACCTCCTTTCAAAAGCTGATGTGGGAATAAATTATGCGTGATGGTGGACACGTGGTGTTAAGAAAACCATTGATAATATACTTTGACTACCGGGGGGATACTACTGCTTCTCCTCTTTCTCCCTTATGATGTTTAATATTATGTCTAAAGATATATCTCCACGCTCTGCCATCTCATGATGTAATTCACATAATGTTATTAGGTTATCATTATCTAGTCTCTTTTCGAAATCATCTTCCAGTGATATCGCATGGTGCACAGACAGGTTGAAATATGTATATCTGTTTAATGTTCCTTTCAGATTCCTAATACATGCTTGACACAAATATAAGTCTCTCTCTTTTATTTCATCTCTTTTCTTTTGCCATGTAGATGTCCATCGAAACTTATCTTTATCGTTACCTTGTTTCTTCCTCTGTGGCTTCTTTCCACAATCGTACTTACTATCATGTATTCTCATACAATACTTACATGACTTTAGCATTATAAACAACTCCTTTACATTCTCGCTCCCACCCCTGCGAATCTTGAATGTTAATCCCTCTATCATCTGATAGTTACCATAATCGGAATGGTCGGATTCGAACCGACAACTAGCTGGATACAACAGGTACTCTAACTATTGATTTACATTCCGTAAAAAAGCTGATGTCTCGTTAATGAGTTCATCAGCTTGCTATATACATATGATCTTATAATCTTTACGCCTACACCATGTGTAAATATCTTGGGGTAATATTTATCTTAATATCATTAGATGGTGTAGGCTTACGTTTGACTTTACACCTTGACTTCCATG